GATGTTCCTTGAAATTGTGAATATGTTTCGCTGATTGCCTACGTTTGTTCCCTGTAGTAAGCACACGCCAAATTCTGTACTAAGCCAAACCACGTTGTTATTGATTATCTGAACCGAATCCACACAGTCGCAACCTATCGAACCATGCACAGGGTAGCTGTTGAACACTCCGATTGTACCGTTCCAAGTGTAGTCAACCCCTGCAACCTCGTGAGCCTTTGCAATGATTAAACTGTTTTGGAACTTCTCAAGAATCGTGATGTTTTCGTCTGATAGACCAATGATGTTGTAGTTATTGTATGGGAAATACGAAGGGTCAACACCTACCGAAGAAATCCCTGTCCAAAAGTAGTATCCCGTCCCGTTGTTGGCGAAGAATAAACGGTTGTCGTTCTGCCCTCCAAAAGCTTTAACCGATAAGCAATTCAGTATGCTGTCTATGTCGGCTTGAACGGTCTTGTAAGCTGTGATTATTACGTTATTAGTTCCACTAGCAGGAGCGACCGAAAACGTCACTACGCCTGTTGTACGGTTTACAGTGAAGTCTACTCCTTCTGTTTTCGCCACGCCTCCGACTGTGCATGTAACTGTTGTAGCGTCGAGCGTTGCATCGGTTAATGTATAAGCTGTTGCTACGCCGTTTCCATTGAAGCTGTTTTTAAATCCGGGTTGAATACGATTATATCCTTCATTCGTATTGCCTCCACCTGTTGGAGTGCGATTTATAATTACTGTTGGGATGTACGCCACTGTCAGCACGTTTACCGCTGTCGAACCATCCCAAGAAATATACTTACCAGGCTGCTTGAAATAGATTTTACCATTGTACTTGAACAATTTTGAAGCAGAATCATTTACGCCTGTAGAAATTGCTGTAATTACGCCTGTTATCGGGTCTTGCTTATACAGTTTCGTACCGCAATGTTTGATAAAGTAGCCTTTGTACAGATATTTATACGCCGAGTGGCATTTTGCTTCGGGTGCTTCGTCTAATTTAAGCCAATCTTGTCCCCAACGTTTGTTTATTTCTGACTTAAACCATACGTTCAGTGCTTTGCTTGTCTTATTCTCTGGAAGGTTAAATTCCTGTACTGACCAATCAATCCCTCCGTTTAATGAAACAGGGACAGATGGCCAGTACGAAACAGGCGTACTTTTAGGTGCTGACATTTTAGGTGATATATACAAATTTGCACCTCCTTATTATTAAAATAGACCGATTGCAATTTGTTGAACTCCATTTCTATAATTTAAATGGTTCAACAAGAATTTTTCTCTTTGTTTACTGTAATGCTTATATTTTGGATACCATTCAAAGAAATCCCTATCTCTTTTACTACTATTACAACTTTTGCACGCTGGTATAATGTTTGAAATGGCATGTTCTCCACCAAGGGTTAATGCTATAAAGTGTTCTTGTTCTAAAGGTTTTTCTTTACCACAATACGCACATTTGTTTTCAAATATAGATTTTACGGATTCCCATTCTCGCGTTGTTAATGTTGAAGGAAGATTCTTTTTTATGGTTCGTCTTTTTACCACTCTAATTCTAGCTTTTTTCTTTCCTTCTTCACTTTGATTTAATCGCCTATTTCTAAACGCAATTATATCCTTGTTATTTTCTCTATATTCAGCATGCCATTCTTTCCATTTTTCGGTATCTTTTTCTCTATACATTTTTCCATATGCAGAGCATTTGTCTTTATTGGTCTTTCTGTAAACCCTATGTTTTTCATTTATTATGTCTTTGTTTGACTCGTTGTATATTTTATGGTCTTGTATTAAACATTCTTTACACCTTGATTTTAATCCGAATCTTCCATCTTTTTGTTTCCCAAACTCCGAGAAATCTTTTTCAATTCCACATTTTGTACATACCTTTATATCCATTTTACACCGCCTATCGTGTGCCTTAAATTAATATATGGGAAGCACTCTAAGGCAAGAGTGTTTGTTGCGTTGCAATCGCTATCCCATAATCTTATTATACCATATTCACCAAACTTATAACATACTGTAAACTGTTTGTACGCTTAATTCGTTTGGCATTTCTACACCTACAACGTTTTGTATCTGTTCTGCAAATATTGAGCGTAGCCATGAAGATAACGCTGTGTTGTCCGTAGCTGTTGCAAGTACTGCTGTCCATAACGCCACGGAAGGAATCGCCTTTTCTTCTACTTCAAGCTGAACTGTGTCGAGTGCGGTCTTTGCTATATCGCTTGGATATTTGAAATAGTGAATGTCAAATGAGCCTTTGTCGTAGTAATTTAATACGATTTTCTTATTATTTTCCCATTTGTAACTCGAATACGCTTCGTAGACACGCGGATCGCTTTTAATAATCGGGATGTCAAAACTCATAAAGTTACTCGGCATATCGTAAGTCACATAAGGAGCATAAACAGGTATGTCTACTGTTGTCGGGAACGCATATTCATAAAATCCTGTATTCCTGATATTAAACGGATATGTTGCAGTGAAGGTTATCTTCACAGTATCGCTTGATGTTGCTCCTGTAAGCACCTGATAAGCTATAAAAGCATTTTTCACTGTGTTGTTGATAGTTTGTACAACTGAACCATTTACACTGATTGTAGCAACGCCTATGTTGTCCATTTCAAAGTATGCTGATTTGCAACCTGTGAATGTAAATTCTTTAGGCGTACCGGGAAGAACTTGAACCATGTCGAATCCTGCAAACAATCCTAGCATATTTGGAATAGCGTTCTGCGTAACTGTAAAAACAGCAGGGATTTTTATCAGCCCTGCTATATATTTCTGCGCCGAGTCGAGAAAGGTGTCAAACTTCGCTCGATAATCGGCGTTTTTTATAATCGGAAGGTCTACGCCTTTTTTTGTGGCCTCGTCGATGTAGTTTAGATATAAATCTCGTACATCTGCTTTTGTTTTAGCCATTCAAACCTCCTATTCTTCGTACCAATCGAGTACGATTTCTATGTCTTGGGCCTGTCCTTTTTTATTTTGTACTTCTACTGTAAATGAACTATTCGGCGCAATTATGGTTTCTATTCTGTTCCCAGAGCTAGAACCTGTTGCATTTCCTCCAGTACCACCATTTATGAGCTGATTCCCTCGCATTGTTCCTGCTGAAACTACTGTTATTCCATACTTTGCGGTAGTTACAGGTGTTGTTGATGACGTATTATTTCGATTAAATATTGTAAGCTTAGAAGCGTCTGCACCTGTACCTCCTGTAAAGGTTGTACCTAGAAATGTTTTGTAATAAGCCTTGCCCTCGGTCACTATCTGTATACTTAAATGTGCCTGTTTTGCGCCTGTGGACAAATTCAATCTTGTATATCCGTCATTTGCTACCGATAGTTCAAGATAGTTTGCGGTAAAGCAGTTCCCATCATGTACCTCATGGTGAACTTTATCAATTTGTTTTACATAAGTATCTACACCGCCAGTTCTTACTTCTAAAAACTTAGCAATATAGCTTATAATCGCCTGTGACATTTTCATCACTCCTATACTGTGCTATATCCTACCGAATAAGTAGTGTTGTTGGAGTTTCCTGCGGTTACAACGATTCTGAATGTATTTGTGATTACATCGTTTACCGTAGCGTTAGCAACTGCTGTAAGTCCAGGATAAACTTTATAAACGTTTGTAGAAATTGTGGATACTGCCGCACCTGTCAAAACATCTCTATACTTACCGCTTGCGGGATCTTTGCACTGAATTTTTAATGTTATTGAAGATGTATTTACATTAGTTACATCGAGAGTAACAACTACGCCATTACAATAGTTATTTGTTATATCCGAGGTTGTCTGAGTAGTCGCATATACTGCGGAAGGGATAATCGTTCCTTCTGCTTTTGAATTACCTAAATACTTTCCGATTCTCTGAGCTATTTCATTCTGTAGCATTATTTGTCCTCCTTCTTATGCTTTCTGTAGTGAGCCATCAAAAGCCCTTTGTTCGTAAATTCTTCTCCACAATGTTTACATACCATTAATGTAGTTTCGATTGATTCTAGACCATCCTGTGGCTTTGTGTCGAATGTTCCTTTGAGTTTTTCGATTATAACCGCATTATAGGTTTCAAACTCTCCGTTTTCATCGAACTTACAAACCAATTCTTGTTTCCATGTATTCGTCATTCCGACTTTAACTCTGTGCATGACGGTTAAATTCGGTTCTGCGTAAAATTTCATTCTATTCACCCCTAAAGAAAAAGCGGAGCATTTAAGCCCCGCTCTATTCCATTATTTAAGACTGTAAAACTGCAAGCTGCACCTTTGCGGAAGCTGTCAAAGCCGTTCCTGCTGTCGGTGTAACTCTAATTTTAAGCTTTCCTGCTGATGTTTTAAATCTAGCGGAATCTACTGTGATTGCAAATGTTTTTCCTGTAGCAACTGTAACTTCTGCAAGGTTTCCGATTGCCGCCCACATATCGCCACTAAGAACGGAGAATGTAACTGTTGCTCCCGAACCATTCTTAACGAAAATGTGAACTGCTTTATCGCCCTTAGTAGGTATAACCTCGAATGTTTCTGTATCTGTTCCTGCTGTTCCGGAGTTTGTTGCGTCTGTATATGCTACTTCTGCGCCTGTGTTAAGTGCTAAAGTCTGTACGGTAATAGCTGTTCCTGTGATAGCTGCCATGATGTTTCCTCCTTATATTTTATTAAATGGTAGTTTCTGAACCTGCTGTTAATGCCGCTTTAACAAGTTCTTTAGGCTTGATAATTTTTGCGCCATATACATGTAATCCTCTAACCGCTGTGTCGAATGTGTCAATAAGTCTGATATCTTCTGTTTCTGTAATCTGATCAGCGAATGCGATTGCGTTCTTACTTCCTGCCATTACATTAAAAACAGTTCCGTTATTGTTAATCTGATTTGTGATGTAAACATCAAAGCCAAGGTCGTTTGTCCAAGCCATTGCGCCTGTTCCGTTTACTCCTTCTGCGATAGAGAACTTAACGCCTGCAAGAGCAAGTTTATTTCTCATCCAAGGTGGAAGTGCAAGCCACATTTCATTCTCAGGAACGTTAGCTTCTGCAAGCTTCTGCTGAATGAGTGCAACTGTTGAAAGCACGTTTGCGCTTGTTACTGTAACAGAACCAACGTCATTTCCTGCGCCGGTGTAAAGTCCCATCATATAAGTATCGCAAGCTTTGTTAAGACCGTATGCAGCTCTCTGAGCCTGTGAACCTTTAACGTCCATCTTCGCCTGTGCTTTTTCAATATCGCCTACCTTGAAAGCGAACATATCAGACTGGTCAACTAAGAGTGTAACCCTGCTGTCCTGTAACGCTTCGTAGGAGATTGTAGAGCCTGTGTAGGAACTAATTGTTGGGTCTGCAAGCCCATTAAAATAAACTGCGTCACCAGCCTTTGAAATCTCTCCTGTGTACTGTGTGTTCGCTATTTTCTTAGCAATAAGGTTATCTTCTAATGTTCTAAGTATTGTAGCCGCCCAAATTTTAGGGGCAAAGTTAGCTGTTGCCATATGTTTATTCTCCTTTTAATTTTATTTCCATGTTTTCATAGACTTCATAACAAGTTCGTAATTCTTCATTACGTCTTCTGTTGTCATGTTGTCGACTTGTTCTCTTGTATAAAGTTGTGTTGTATCACCTTTGTCGGATAAACTACCTGGCGTCGATTCTCCGTTAGCCTGTATCTTCTTAATCGTATCTTGCTGTGCTTTTTCAAGCTGTTTTGCAACGATTTCTTTCTTGTTCGCAAGAAAGTAGCTTTCGGAAAGCGTGTTTCCTTTACGAATGTAATCAGCCACCTTGTCAGCGTTCGGAAGTTTGTCTAAATCATCGTCTGTCTTAATAATTAGGTCTATGCCTAAGTCTGACAAATCAGCATTCAGCTCTTCTCGTTGCTTGTTGATATAGTGTTCTGATTTAATCTTTTGCAATTCTTGAAAGTCAGGATCATTCTTCTTTAATTCAGAATAAATGTCCTTTGGGTCTGTTTCTTCTGCCTTTAATGATTCGAGTAGTTCAGCTTCTTTCGCTTCTGCTACTGCTCTGTCATAATCGGCCTTTGTGTGTATGCCATGAGATTCGCCGTACATTTCAGAAATCAATCTGTCCTGTGCTTCTCGCTCTGCTTTTCTTCTAACATCTGCAAAACGTGCGTTCTCGTCTGGCGATTGAACTGGCTTATCTTCCGTTGGAGTGTTCGCGACTTCACTCTGTACGCTTTCTTCGGTGTTTACCTGTTCAGATTCTTGAGGAGTTACGACGTCCTCGACTACTGCGTTTACAGTATTTTCATCCATGTTTGTACCTCTTTCTTTATTTGAAAATAAAAAGAGTGCCAGTAAATTAATACCGACACTCTAAGGTGTTCTATTATAGTCTGTCTATTTCTATTCCATCTTTTTTAAGAATCATTGTGCTTTTCTGACTTCCTTTAAATCCATCTTCTGTTTGCTCTATATTATAGTGTTCAATTTCAGCAAACAATTGATATCCTTTCAAATCCATAGATTCTTTAAACTGTTGAGCGTTTTCAATTGTTAACCCGAATACGTCTATTCCATTTCTTTCAAGAAGTATTTTCATCTTTGTATCTTGAAATCGTGCTATCTCTGTTGCTATCTTTCTAGTGAAATCTCTTTCAAAGTCTAGTATGTCTACAGTAAACCTATTCATACTTGTCATTCTCGTGATGTACTATCTCAAACATTCCTTTGCATTTCGGACACTTCACTTGTATTTTTAACGTTTTAGCCCACATCAAGTAATTTTCTACCTTAAAGAACAGGTGGTTACATTTCGGACATCTTTTTTCTAACATATTGACACTCTCCTTTTTATTTGGTGTTCTTAGTTGCAATTACATTAGCTCTGTAAATTATAGGTGGAAAAAACTTTTCATGGTCTACTAACCTATGCCATTCATCATCTACAAATTCTAATATTTCCATTCCTTTTGAATTAAATGTTATTTCCTTTGCCTTGTTTCTGAGTTTTTCCTTATTCAGTTCAAACCATTTAGAAATATCATCATCTTTTAAAACTCTAAGTTCTTGGTAATCTTTCATCGGCATTACGGTAGATAGTATAAATCCTACATATAACTTTTCTTGCATGGTGTTCTCCTTTCGACACTCTTCTAATTCCATTATATAACGTTTGCAGAATATTGCAATACTATTTTACATTACCTCAATAGGCGCAACATATTCCTCTGTTTCAAATGTTTCTAGCTCATCCTCTTTACGGTCAATCTCGATACCTTCCATCTTGCACTTATCTTTTTTATTCGAACAACCATAAACACTAATATGTATAATCTTTCCGTCTCTAATCGTTGGAGCTCCTTTAATTATCATAAGTGGAGTGCCACACTCAGAACATATCTTTCTACCTTCATCCATTATTCATCCCTCCCTGTTCCTGCATAGTTTGGTCTAATAATTGCGGTTGACTTGCAAGCTTCTGTTGTTCTTCTAGGCTTAACTGTCCCATAATCGCATTAGCCTGTTGTCCTGCCATCGCTTGTTCTTCTGCCTGCTGTTTCATTTGTTCTTCTTCTCGGTCAAATTCTTCTCTTAAAGACTGCGGAACGACTGTTTTAGGTGCGTTCTTCACATACTGATATTTGTTGATGTCCCCTGCGTCTTTCAGCTCCTTCATAAATGTCATTTGTAAAGATTCGCTAAATACGGAAGCAGGACCGACTTCTACCGATAAATCGAATTCAATCCCTCTGCCTTTTTCGCCGTTGAATATCTTTGTTACAGGTGCGCCCTGCTCATCTTTGCCCTTGATAGGTCTAGGAAGGTTATATGCTGTCTTGTAGAACTGTTCCCATATTGCCCCGACTTGCTTCATGCTCTGAACAATAACTTTCATGTAACCGTCGTTAGGCTTCTGCGCTTGGTTCTGCAATGCAATAATTGCACTTGCCGCCATGTTTGCCCCTAGTTGTTCGCCTGTAGAAACCTCTGTTATGCCTGTAACTGATTTAGTCATTTCCATTAGCGACTGAGTAAGGTTCATAGGAGCTGATGAGAAATTAGGTGGCTGCATGAACTTGATACCGTCCACACCGGGCTGAGGAAAGTGATCCGTTAATATCTCCCCTGGTACATTCGTTATGCTCTGTAGTAACGCGCCTACCTTTGCGATAATCTTAGGCCATGCTGTTTGCTGTACTGCGAGTAACTGCATACCCATTCCCCAGTTTAAAGCCTTCTGATTCGGTATAATGTCCTCAATGAATCCTCTACCGTATACGCATTTCTTCTTGCGCTTGAATACTGTCACGACTACCGGGTACAGTGTCGCCTTTTCTTCTGATGGTGATAATCTTCTAGGCTTACGAACGATTGCGTTCTTTACAACCTCAGTCCAGTATACTTCGCCCTTTTCCTTGTATATCTTCGTATATGTCGTAACTTCTTGACTGTTCTTTGATTCTACCTTTGCATTATCATACTTTTCTTCCTGCTGATTCTGCTTATCCGGTTCGATTAGTTCCCAGTCTGAGCCTGTTTCTTTCGCCTGTTCTATAACATCGTTAATGTCTTTTTTCCTGCGGATAATCATGAAAGGCTGTTCCTGTACCTTGTAAGGCTTCAAAGTATTGTTTCCGAATGTTATATCCATCGGGTCTATCGTTTCGCCACACAGACGACCTATGAACTTTGTATATGTACCGCCTGAGTATGAGTTATCGAGATAGTAATACAAGATTCCTGTACCCTGAGCAATTGTGTCGTTTGTCATATCTTCATTCAGTGTGTCTTGGTCTACATCTTCCCAAGTATTCTGTGCCATGTCTGTGAAGTCTGTTGCTACTTCTTCGGGTGCTTCTGAACCGTCTTGAGGTAGTTCTTTAAGCTTAAATTGCATTTTTAACTGTTGGCTTAGAATATTAGACCGTTTATTCTCGACTAACTGATCGCAGATATTGACAACTGGTCTAGGCATGGTCTTGGTATCTTCTGTAGCAGGAGGCCACTGTTTGCCCTCTATAAACCTTGCCGATTCTGGCCACTTTGTTGTAAACTCCATCGCTGTTTTATAGTCGATGTCTTTTAGCACTTCTTGATATATTCCTGCTGGGTCTTTAACTATCTTCATTTGTCACCTCCAAACATCCACTCTTTCATTAACGCCTCGTTCTTTAATATGGCTTCTGGATCCTTCTTGTCTGATTCATTGATTGCCTTAATTGTTTCGGATATAGCAATGGATTCCACTACGCTTTTAATGTCTGCGCCTGTGAAATCCTGCTTTCTTAGGTCTAGTATTTCTAGGAGTTTTTCGGTTAAATCTACCATGTTTGATAGCCTCCTGTTTGTTTTTTAGTTGTGTTGAAATGGTTTATATTATCTATCGGACTATTGGCTTGTAATGTCGTGTAGTCCTGTATAAGCTGTTGCAGAGCCTGTGTCATACTATCTACCATATCGTCATGTTGCCCGTTCGGGAAGGAGCTGCACTCATCAATGAAATCCTTTGTCCATTCTTTATCCTGTGGGATGTACACATTCCCTGCTTTGATGTGAGGCAATACAGCCTGTGTCCTTGCTATCTTGCTACCCATTGGATTTACTGCAAATAGTCCAGGTATCTTATGCTTTAACATCTGAATGACAGCAGGCCCATTTGCTTTATCCTCAACAAGTTTTAAATGAGCTGTAGGATATTTATATGTCATTTGCATTATTGCCTGTAAAGTTGATGGTAAGTCTAATCTATCCCTTGTCATGTCTAACAGATACTTGTCTGCTCCAACTCTGCCCCATACTTGGCCGACTACATAATCCGATCCTGTAGAGTCTTTAAATGTACAATCCCAACTTTGAATAATCTGATCGAATCTATCAGGTACGACCTCATAATACTGCCACCAGTTACGCTTAATCATGTTTCCGGCTTCTGCTGTAGGTCTGCCCTGATACAGTGCGTTGAATGTCTGCGAATAGCTTTTCACTTCTTCTATGAACTGTGTGCCATATCTATCCGGCCATAACGGTTCACCTTCTAATCGTCCTAGTATATCGTCCTTTTCTGCTTCGAGCTGTAGGTTGATAACTTCCCAAGGAAGAGGCTTTCCATATTCTTTATTCAGCAATCGTCCTGCTAAATCATCCTCATGCCATCGTGTCATAATTAATATTACGATTGCAGGAGGTTCTAGCCTAGTTTTTAAGCTGTTCTGCCACTCTTTCCATGTCTTATCCCTGTAGGTTTGGCTGTTTGCTTCTTCATAAGTTTTAATCGGATCATCTATTAATAACAGGTTTGCACCCTTACCCGTTATTCCTCCGAGTATACCAGCCTTAACGCAAACTGATCCGTTGTTATAAACTGTTCGCTCCTGATTGTCTGAATCTATCTGACATCCGAACACATTGAAGTTCTTTGTCTTATTGCTGTTCGCCCTTGCGAAATCATCTGCAAGTGTGCTACTGTATGCCGTCATAATCGTTTTGCTCTTTGGGTATTTCCCCATAAAATAAGACGGTAATGTTTCGGTTATCGTCATACTCTTTCCATGCCTAGGCGCTACACTGAACATCAGATATTGATTCTTCTTTGCAATTTTTCCGTCAAGCATCTGCTCACGCTTCATCAGTGCATCATTGACTTTATTGATGATGAACATAGAATATTTCATCGGTTCAAACTCAGGGTTCGTATACTTCACGTAGTCGATATAATTCTCTTTTGCTAGGTGCTTCTGACGAACCAGAAGTGCTTTGGCTAATAGAATCTTTTCTTTATCGGTCATTATCCACCTAGTTTCTTAATAACTCTCTCAGCTTCTTCTGGCGTCATATCGTGGTTTAGGTTTACATTTTCGGTTTCGATACGATCCCTCCACATTGCCGGCTGTCTGTTCTTTAGCCAGAAAATAGCCGCTGTTGTATCGGGTGGATAGTGTTTTACCACTTCCATTGTATCTGTGATTTGTCCCTGAAATGAAGCTGTAACAATTTCAGGATGGTCATATCCTTTAGCTCTGTGGAATAGTTTGCTTGCTATAACAGCGTCTGCTTCTGATTTACCTCTTTTTAAGGACTCGAAAAACTCAGGATAATCTATTTTCCAGTTATTAATTGTACTTACATCAACCTGAAAGAATACGGCTAAATCTGCATCAGTAGCACCCAATAGCGCATAATTATATGCTAAGTCAATATATTCAGGTTTAAAGCTTGTCGGTCTACCTCCTGCATGTGCCATACTACCCCTCCTCAAATTAAATAAGCCACCCCGGAATGCAATGCCCCAGTCGGGCAGCTCTTGACGATACACTACCGCCTGATTTAATTATATCATGTTTGTGGGAAATGTAAATAAATATGTTGCTACAGGCTGAACGAACCGAAAATATTAACAGAGTGAACGCGGAATGAACAAAAAATGAACAGCTGAAACAATTGGTATATAAGGTATATATAGATATATAGATATAATGTTAATATGTTAATACAATAATATACTCCTATACGCGTACGCGCACGCACATGTACAAGGGTATATTTTTCGGGTGAACAGAGTGAACATTTTTTTATAAATACATATAACCGTTGCAATAGTATGTTTAAGGCCGTTTGTTTTTTGTTCATTATGAAATAAATGTAAATTATTAAAAATATAACTTAAGGCATAAGCCTGTAGGATTGCACGTGT